TGGTTGGTTCACGAACAGGTTCATCGCTTTCATCTATCACTCGTGGCGTTGACGGCACTACTGCCGCTTCACATAACGCAGGCGCTACCTGCTACCCAGTTTTCACAGCAACTGACGCTGACGAAGCAAACACTTTTGCGTCAACGATGACTACTCGTGGTGATTTGTTGACGATGGGTTCAGGACCTACAGTTGCCCGTATTGCTATCGGTACTAACGGTTATGTGCTAACTTCTAACGGTACGGATGCTGCTTGGGCTGCGCCTGCGGCTTCTGGTTTAACTTCGGGTGATGATTCGGCTATCGTTTTGGGTTCACAAATTTTCGGTTAACATAGGAGATAACACATGGCAACATTCACTAAAAATCATTTAAGCGGTTCGACTGACGGTAAAGGTATCAAGGTTGTTCAGACCGCTACGGCTGGTACAACAATTCATACTGGTCCTACGAACACAGCACATTTCCATGAGGTGTGGTTGTATGCGGTAAACAGTTCAACATCATCGGTTAAATTAACGATTGAGTGGGGCGAGGCTGCGGCACCTGATGGCAACATTGAGTTCACGGTTCCTGCTGAAGCAGGTTTGTATTTGTTGGTCCCTGGTTTGCCATTACAAGGTAATGCAACCGCTCTTGTTGTTAAAGCATTTGCTGCGACAGCAAATGTTATTATCATTCATGGGTTTGTAAACGAAATAGCCTAAGGTTCAGCAATGTCTAGATACGGTCAGCGCTCACGGGCTTCTTCAGCGGTTTCTACTTGGGGTCAAGGCACACCAGAACCTTTAATTGTTGATTATCTTGTTGTTGCTGGTGGTGGCGGCGGCGGTTCAAATGCTAGTCTTGGTAGACCTGGTGGCGGTGGTGGTGCTGGTGGTTTCCGTTCAACTTTTACAGCAACAGGTGGTGGTGGTTCACTAGAATCATCACAAGCACTTGCCGTAGGCATAAGTTATACAGTCACCGTTGGTGCTGGTGGTGCCGCAAACACAAGTGGTTCAAATAGTGTTTTTAACACAACTACTTCAACAGGTGGTGGTCGTGGTGGTATAGGTGGGGACACTACCACGGCGACTGGTAACGGCGCTACTGGTGGTAGTGGTGGTGGCGGACAAGGCGAAAGTGCAAACAACGCAGGTGGCGCAGGCACGGCTAATCAAGGTTATGCAGGTGGCAACGGTCATTTTGCTGGACCAAGGGCTGCTGGTGGGGGCGGTGGGGCAAATGCTGCTGGTGCAAATGGAGTTTCGGGTACAGGTGGCGGTAAAGGCGGTAACGGTGTTGCAACCAGTATCACTGGTTCATCAGTAACTTACGGTGGCGGTGGCGGTGGCGGTAATGAACCTTCGGGAACTGCTGGCTCTGGTGGCACAGGTGGTGGTGGTGCAGGTGGTAATAGTAGTGGTAGCGGTACTGCGGGCACAACCAACACAGGTGGTGGCGGTGGTGGTGGCGGAAACGGTTCTCCAACTACAGGTGGCGCTGGTGGTAGTGGTGTCGTAATTATTCGCTACCCAAACAGATATGTAATTTCAATTGGTGTGGGTTTAACTGGGACTACAGCGGTTGATGGAAGTAGTGCTGTTACAACATTTACTGCTGGCACAGGAACTGTGAGTTTCGCATAATGGCACATTACGCATTTTTAAACAATAACATTGTCACCGAAGTAATAGTCGGCATAGACGAAAACGAACTCATTGAAGGTTTGGCACCCGAAGTTTGGTATAGTAATTTCCGTAAACAACCATGCGTCCGCACTTCATATAACAACAACATTCGCAAACAATACGCAGGCATTGGTTTCACTTACGACCCTGTGAATGATGTGTTCATTGCACCACAACCATTTCCTTCGTGGTCGCTTGACGAGAATTATGATTGGCAACCACCAATACCAAGACCCACAGATTTAACTAAAGATTATGCGTGGTTTGAACCAAATCGGCAGTGGATAGAAGTTATTTAGTAATAGAATTGCATTGTGCAAACAATCCATTTATTTCCTCAAATTGTTGGTTTATTTAATCTTGAAAGAAATTTAAACGACCAAGAGTTGTCAAAAATAAATATGAACCTTCAAAACTTGGTGGGTAATGAAAACAATAGTATTTCTAAAAATAATTTAGTTTTAGACGACCCCGACTTAAGCGAATTAAAACAGTTCATTAATGATTGTTTGTGTCAATATTTAACCGAAGTATGCGAAGAACAAACACAATTAATAATCACTGAGTCTTGGTTAAATAAAACTCAAAGCGGTGAAAGCCATCACTATCATTGTCATCCAAATAGTTATCTAAGTGGCGTTTTTTATGTTAAAACAACAGACGATGATAGAATAACATTTTTTAACAATCATCCACGACAAAATTATTATCAGCCAGTCATAAAGAACTGGAATAGTTTTAATTCAAAATCCTGGTGGTTACAAGCCAAACAAAACAGTTTGTTAATTTTTCGTTCTGACCTGCATCATTCTGTGCCCAAAACATTAAACAATGAAAGAATAAGTTTGTCTTTTAATACTTTCCCTACTGGCAGTTTAGGAAATAAACAAAATGCAACCTATTTACCGTTATCTAACTAGGTGGCTTATACCGCTACCAGCAATCCTGTTTGCGGTTATACCGCAAAACGCTAACGCAGAACCAGTTGCGGGTTTAGCAACCACCTATTATACAATTGATGTAATCCCGCCAGTTCAATCAACTGACGAATACCCTGTCTGCGGTACTGAGACAGAGAACAACATCAATCGCAGTTATGACGGTGAACCATACGAGGATTGCACAGGCGACCTGTTCATGGTTCACATAACAGGCTACATAGACATCCCTGAACACAACACGATTGAGTTCATGCTCGCACACGATGACGGCGGTGAGATAACGATTGACGGCAACACGTTCGGTGTGTGGTATGACCAGAGTTGCACATGGACTATGTCGGGTTCACTAGAACTAGAGGCAGGTAGCCAGCCTTTAGAATTGTGGATGTACGAAAACGGTGGTGGAACTTGCCTGATGCTCGCATGGAAAATAGATGGCAACGGCTGGGTTATTGTGCCAGACGAAGCGTTTACAACTAGCGCAGTTTCGCAGACAACTTCAACAACAACTTCAACAACCACATCCTCAACGACCACAACAACTTCGACATCTACGACAACCCTTCCCACATCAACGACCACAACCAGCGAACCAGTTCAGACAAGCACAACCACATCAGTTGAAAGTACAACGACAACCACGACCACAACAACTCAACCAGCCCCGACAACAACGCAAGCACCCTACACTCCCCCGCAAACCACCACTACTAATCCCACCATCGAGACTCAACCCGAACCAACCACACCCGTAACCGAAACCATAGTTGTCTTACCCGAAACCACAGCACCAGAAACATTTATAACCGAACCAGACAAAGTGATTGTACCTGACACAACAGAACCAGAAACATTTATACCCTATCCTGACGGTCCTCTTGAAGAACCTGTTGTGCCTGTTGAGACAACCATTCTTGAGACATTTTTTCCCGACTTCGAAGTTGAACCTGTTCTTGACGAAACAGAACAGCCAACAGAACTGCAAGAGCCGTCGGTATATATATCAGAAACAACACTATTAGAAGTACAGGATTCATCACCCATCACCCTACCCGAACTTGTAACAGACGAACAAGTAGCAGAAGTATTAGAAGAAGTCATCGAAGATGAACCCGTCACCGACAAACAAGTAGAACAAATCCTAGAAACCCTCACCGAAGCCGCACCTGAACAAATTGTTGAAGCCATCACCCAAGTCCTAGCCGCAGACATCACCTCAGACCAAGCCACCGAAATAGCGTCAACACCCGAAGTCCTAGCCGCCATCACCGAAACTCAGGCTGAAGAACTCTTTGAACAAATCGTCGTAGACGAACTATCCGACACCCAACTAGAAGCCTTCACCGAAGCCATCCAAGAAGCCCCAACCAAAGTCAAAAAAGCGTTCGAAAAAACCATCAACATTTTCGGGTCCGAGTTTGAGAACTATGTACCGACAGGCTCAAACATCCCCGTCGGTGAACGCCGAACCCTCGTCGCTGTAGGTGCGCTCATCGCCGCAATCCCACCTACTAGGATTAGACGATAATGAAACACATCATCAACTACGTGAGGGATAACACTTGGACATGGGTGGGTACGGGCATGGTTTTAATTACCTTGTCAGGTCCTACCTTAAGACAGGCGTTACTCTTAACAGGTATTGGCATAGTGCTACACTCGCTGATATCCCTAACACAAAAGGACCCAGAATGAACTCAGCAATCGCCAAAGCCCTAGACCTCGGACAAAGACTCGTATCATTGTTCATCGCATCAGCCCTACCTATCATCACAGGTGGCGCAATCCTCGGTGTAGATGTAATCAAGTCCGCTGGTGTCGCAGGACTCACAGCCTTGTTCGGTGTTGTACAGAAACTTGCAGCCGCATCAGTTGACGGCGAACTCACATCAGAGGAAATCTCGGCAGCGTTCGGCACCAAAACTAAGAAGAAGTAATGAAGTTACCTGTCGCAAAACTTGTACTCCCGAAAGATTTAAAGGGAGCAGAGAACGGCAAACTATCTGCCGACATCATGCGCCCTATCACACCTTCAGGGAAGTTGCATCATCTCGCGGCACGTGCTTGGGAAGCGTTACATGACGCCGCTATGCAGGCTGAAGGAACTAAACCGTTTAAACCGACTTCGAGCGCAGATGCGTACCGTTCTTTCGACCAGCAATTAGCAGGGTTCATGTCACGGTTTGTGTTAAAGGACACAGGGACTAACACCACTCGCACCTATCAAGGGAAGAAATGGTTCCTTAAAAAAGGTATGGCACCGATGGCATCCCCAGGCACTAGTAACCATGGGTGGGGTTTGGCTGTTGATGTTTGGTCTGCTAACGGTTTGCGTTTGGATTGGATGTTGCAGAACTGTGAAAAGTTTGGGTTCAGTTGGGAAGTTCAATCAGAGCCTTGGCATATCCGCTATGTGTGTGGCGACAATTTGCCGCAAGCGGTGTTGGATTTCGAAGCAAAAGTTAAGCCTGCATAATGGACAGCGGGTGGGCTTTAATACTGTCGGCTGTAGTGACAGCAGTCGGCGGAATTATTGTCACGTTTCTTACGATGTTTCGTAAAGAGAATCGGGAAGACCATGCTGTTGTTGCTGGTATGTTGCAACACGTGTTCAGTAGTGTGAACAGGGTTGAGCATAAAGTTGATAAGGTTGCTGACGGTTTAGAAAGTCATCTTCAAGAACACTCAAAATAGTGCTGTTAACAATCTACATTCCAACATTCAAAAGACTTGATATAGGTCCATGTTTGGAATCGATAGTTCCGCAACTTGTTGACGGCGTTGAACTGATTGTCAGCGACAACGACCCTGATGGTTTTGCTGAACCGTTCGCCCGAAAGTTTCCGCAGGTTCAATACAGTAAAAGGCTAAAGAATATCGATGGCGACCCGAACGTGTTTCGTGGTGTGACACAGGGTAGCGGTAAATATGTTTGGGTTTTTGGTGACGATGACACAATGTTGCCTGGGACTATTGAGATGCTGTTACCGATGTTGGATGGTGTTGGTCGGGTGTTGCATTGGACTCCGAACAGCCGCGAAGTTAACGCAGGGTTCTCAGGAAAATTGTGTGACTACATGAATAGTCTTGGTGATAAATCTATTCTTGTTGCTTCGACAACGATTACTTCTACGGTGTGGCGTAGGGATGCAATGAACCTTGGTTTGGGGTTGGATAAATTGGATACAAGATATCCTTTGGCTTGGGCTGGGTTAACCATAGATACGATTAAGGTGATGCCAGTACCGACGATTACTGTCGGCTACATTCATCAAGATAACTATTTCACGTATTTCCCGTTGGTGATTGATGAATATATTCGGGCGTGGAGTGGTGCTGTGGGTGCGAAACCAATAGACTTTTCAAGTCAAGCAAATGAATGGAATTTTGTGAGTGTTTCACTAGAGGGAAAGTAGAGGAGATTATGCCGACAGCATTCTGCAATAAATGTAACACACTTGTTACGCATCAGCCCAACAAAACAATCGGATGCCGTTGCGACCCCGACGCCCCGACATGGATAGCCTATAAACCAGACGGAAAACTAATGGCTATGAGCCACGCAAATTACTCGGAAACAACCGACTAACAATTCGTCGACCTGCTATCTTGTCAAGTCCTATGACAAGAGAAACGCTATACAATATAAGGAAATTCTTAGTAAAAGCAAGGGTCGCCAGCCACACCGAAGAACAAGAATTCTTTGAAGCACTCAACGCTTTAGACCATTTAATCAACGCAACTAAACCCTCACCCCGCTACACCCAGCGAGTAAACTGATGCCATGACCGAAGGGTACAAAAACACGATGGTGCTATTGATATGGCACGACGCCCATTCGGTATCAACAGGGTGGATGCCGACAACAGAAATCGAACAAGAACCAGCAGTCGTACACTCGGTTGGCTGGCTGTTGCCTGACGCTAAACCAAACCATATTGTTATCGCGCAATCTTATATTGAGGATTCCGCAGACCACATTCTTGCTATCCCTTTGAAGATGGTTGAGCAAATAAAAATTCTTTCTTAGGGGTTGACAACCACCCCAATCTGCTATACAGTATTACAAGTATCAATTACGAGAAGGGAACACATGAACATCACGTTACAACGCATCACCAAACCCACACACGGGGAACAAGACTGGTTGAATCTCAGATTCTGGGATAACAAGAAACGTAAACGGGTATCCGCATCAGCGGTCGCCGCAATCTACGGGCTACACCCATTCGTACCAGCAGACAAATACGCCGCCGAACTATTAGGCGACGTACCACCATCACCGATACCACCAAACCCTGCGATGGAACGAGGGAACCGTCTGGAACCTTTCGTGTTGCAATGGGCTTGCGACAAAACAGGCATCCCATATATAACACCAGAGGAAATGTTTAGCGCAGAAACACCCGAAGGCGCACGCATGATAGCCACCCTCGACGGACTCTACGAGAACGGTGACGAACGCAAAGTGTTGGAAATCAAAACGATGAGCCGTGAATGGGGTGGCGAACTGCCAGACTATTGGCGCATCCAAGGCATCCAACAAGCCATCTGCGCTGACGTGAACCTCATCACATGGGCGATATTTGACTCAACGATGGTTCTCTACATCTATGAGCAGAAGATAACCGACCAAGAAAAACAGGAGCATTGTGACGCGGTAGCGAAATGGTTGACATCCATTGACCTTGGCATCACCCCAGATGGTGTGCATTGGTCATATGAAACGATTAGCACCCGCTACCAGAAACCCACAGGGACAACAGTTGAACTGCCTTCAACAGCCGCCGAATTGGTAGAGCAACTGAAACACGTTAAGAAAGAATTGAAAGCGTATCAAGAAATGGAAGACAGATTGAAAGCAGAACTGTGCGACATGATAGGCGCAAACGAATACGCCACCGTGAACGGCACAATCATCGCCACATGGAAAGGCAGAACATGGGCGAGCCTAGACATCAAAGCATTGAAAGCATTAGAACCAGCAATAGCAGAGAAATACAGTAAGAAAGTAACCAACAGAACACTTCTCTTGAAAGGGGAACGAGTATGAAATTAGAAGATATCCTCACCGAATACGCAGTACCAGACCCGTCAATCGTCGGGAAACTACCGAGAGGTGGCATCCAACTCGACTTCGTAGGTCACGCAGAAATCACACGCATCCTCATCGACATCGACCCAATGTGGTCATGGGAACCATGCGGATGGGTGAACGGCAGACCAGCCATCACAGAAGTAAACGGCATGGCAGTCATGTGGGCACACCTCACCATCCTCGGGAAATCAATCCTCGGTGTCGGCTCGGTACGCGCAGACAAACCAGACCTAGACAAAGAACTCATCGGCGATTTCCTACGCAACGCATCCATGCGCTTCGGTATCTGTCTGTCGCTCTGGTCTAAATCAGAATGGGATGACAAGTCAGCAGTAGCGGGGAAGCCACAAGCAGGCAAGGCTGTGGCTTCCACCGTGACTGACGACAACGCACCACTCACCAAAACACAGGTGAAACAGTTCGTTGATGCCTGCGAAAAAGCAGGGCTAGTACCTAACGCCGTCGCAGAAAAAGCAGGCTTGAACTGGGCTGGACAAATCCTACAAAAAGACCTATCAACATTGCGTACAGCGTTCACAGAACTGAAAGGTGTAACCAATGGCTAACTATCGGACAGTAGACCCGACAGGTAAAACCCGTTCAACAGCGATAGTCGCTTTGCGTTTAACAGCAGACCAAATGGAAACAATCAAACAACTATGCAAGAAACGTGGTGTCAGCAGAAGCCTTCTGTTACGCCAACTATTAGCAGAGGAGTCGGCTCGTGTCCAAGGAACGCGCTAAAGGAACCAGTTTCGAAACCTTCATAGTGAACTATCTTGCACAGTTCTACCCTCATGTGGAACGGCGAACGTTACACGGGATGAACGACAAAGGTGATATCGCTGGCACAGACCCGCGACTTGTTTGGGAATGCAAAAACCAGAAGGTTCTCAACTTCTCAACATGGTTACATGAAGCACAAGTTGAACGTGACAACGCTAAAGCAGAACTTGGAATAGTTGTGGCTAAGCGTCGCAGTTACGGCAACCCAGCAGACCAGTATGCGGTCTTAAGACTTGAAGACTTGATAACCATTTTAAAGAAAGCAGGTTACTAATGGAAGACATAGCACGAGAACTATACGAATGTTTAATGGAACGAATCTATAACGCAGATAAGTTTGTGCAGAAACTTGGTGTGTCACCACGCGAACGTTCCGCTTTGGATGCGTTCTTAAATCGTGGCTACGAGTCAGTTAAAACCAATGACTGATATCAAACGCACCGAAGGCTATGTCCCTTCGCATGACATCAACCCGCATGACTTCACAAAAGATTTAGCGTTCGGTCATCAAGGCGAAGAAATAGTTAAACAGTTTCTTGCGGATTTGAGCGAAGGTTCATTCGAAGTGAAGTACGACAGGTTCCGCAACGGAAGAATTTTTGTGGAGTTCGAACAGAACCCACGAAACACAGGCTGGAAGCCATCTGGTATAGCGGTAACAACAGCGAAATGGTGGGTGTATATGTTTGCACCCAACGCTTTCTGTATAATAGAACTCGGCAGATTAAAAAGATATTTGAGAGCAAACAAAAACAAACTCCAAATTAAAATCGCCGCACCCAACTCCGACAATCCAGCGAAAGGATTTCTCATATACCCAACAGAGGTAAACGAGTTGATGACCGTATCCACCTACGACTAGAGGATTAATGATTAAACATATACTTGCCACCGTGACAGGGTTACTGTTCTTTGGGGGGTCTGTCTCAACAGCGAAAGCCCCACCACCTAAACCGATACAAGCAATGCAAGCAGTCAATTACCAAGCAAGGGAGACAATACCTCAACCGCCGATACCAGCCGAAGCCCGCCACCCAGAATGGTGGGACATGGCACGGCAAGTCGGATGGGCTGAAGACCAGATGATGATATTAGATTATGTGATACACAGAGAATCACGGGGGCAAATCAAAGCGTTCAACCCGACTGACCCTAACGGTGGTAGCCGTTGTCTCATCCAAATCAACGGGTCATGGACACGATGGCTTCGCGACAAAGGTGTCCTAACCCACGTCGATGACCTCTACAACCCTCGTGTCTGTCTTACAGCAGGGCTGGTCATCTACCAGTACGGTGTAGATAAACACGGCTACGGCTGGGGACCGTGGGCTATCAAACGCCCCTGATATAGTGGCTGTATGAAGGGAAGTAAACAAACCCGATGGTTCTGTGACCGTTGCGATATGACCTTAACCACCTATGTTCGCTTGTCTGAACCCCCGTTGCATTTGTGCGACAACAAAGTCTCTAATAAAAGAGAACCAATAATCCAACCAATGAAAGAGGTATCCAAATGAATAACATAACAATCGTAGGGAACGCAGGTAAACCTGTCGAACTGAAATTCTCGCAAAGCGGGATGGCTGTGGGCACATTCACAGTCGCTACAACAAGCGGTAAAGACGACAAGAAAGTTACTGTCTGGCACAATGTTACTGTCTTCGGGCAGATGGCAGAGTACGCTGCTGCGTCCATAGAAAAAGGTAGCCGAGTGATAGTCGCAGGCAAACTAGACATCTCCACCTATGAGAAAGATGGGCAGAAGAAAACATCCAGCAAAGTTCTTGCAGACGAAATCGGATTAACTTGCCGATTCAACCCAGTCATGGCAGACAAAACGGTGCAGGTTGTAGCGAAAGCACAAAACGATTTCGGTAAGATTGGATTCTTGCAAGAAGAAGAAGCGTTCTAGTGGACATAATGCAATTAGATTTCGAGCAATGGTTAGAAATCGGTATGCGTAGCGGATGGGTGTCACCACCTGTCTGCTACACACACGATGGGCTACCAACTTCTATAACAGAAGACGCAGAATTCGAAGACGGCTCAGACCCGTGCCTTCATATCATGCGCTGTTACGAAAGCGAAGCACACAAAGACGCCATAGAACTGAACTACTCGCCAGCAGTATGGAGAAACCCTAACCATGATTGAAGATTGCAACGGCTCAGAAATACTGTTAGAAGCACACTCGCTAATCACAGGCGCAAGACAAGCACAGTACGCCCACCCATTAGAAGACTACACACAGGCACGCGACATCTTCGAAGGCATGACAGGTGTGTCGCTCACAGTAGAGCAAGCCATCTTGTTTATGGTTGCAGTCAAACTGTCTCGTCTTAGGACAGCAATCGCTGACGGCGGATGGCATCATGACAGTATCGTGGACACAGCAGGCTACATCGGCTGTTTGTCAATGGTTCACCACGCAAAGGAGAGATAATGAAAGCAAGACTGTGTTCATGTTTGCCTAAACAATTGTTGCCAGTTAAGCCCGTATGTGGAGATAAGTTAGATGACTCAGAAGAAGACTGAAGAAATCATAAACAATTTACTTGACGAAATATCAAGTCTGAAAGCGTTGATAGAGCAACTGAAGTCCGAAATACATACAGCGAACTTGGAAAGATTTAAACATGATTGACCTTAAACATTTAGATTGGTTCGATGACGCGCTGTGTCGCGGAATGAAAACTACTATCTTCTTCCCTGAGACTGCTGTCGGTGTGTCTACTGCTGGTATCTATGATGAAGCGGTGAAGATTTGTGAGCGTTGCCCTGTCGCTGAGAAGTGTTTGGCTTACGCTATGGAATGCGAAACGAATGACATAAGAAGGTACGGTGTGTGGGGTGGTAAGACCCCAAGAGAGCGAGAGTACCGTCGTCATGGTGGTACGGGCGGTAAGTTAAATGGACTTGCCCCGCTACAACGCTAGGGAAGGGGATACCTGCGGAGCAGGGCAAATCCAAACTTTATGTTAGCAGATTATTTAACCAACTGTATCTGGTAGTTGTATTGATAGGACAGGTCGCATTGCTCGGTGTCTCGGCGTGCTTGGTATTCGGTTGCGTATTGGTGTGCTAAGTCTTTTCGTTTAGTCCATCGCCCATTCGTGGCGTGCCCTGACCCTTTCCAGTAGGCGACAGGCTGGTTGCCTGCCATCTTCGCAACGATGTAGTGATGTGATGGGTAGATGAAGTTCGGTTCGGTGTTGCGTGGTAGTAGTCGCTGTTTAATTTCTAACAGGATTTCTACTGATGGGCGTGTTGCTAGGAACTTGATTAGTTTGTGGGTCATTGTGGTCTTTCGTGAAAATAACGCGCATTAGGAGCGCATTAGAGCGTTTCAAACGGGTGGGTATGGTATGTGGGTGCGGTCAGTTTCGTCGTCTAGTTCGGCAATTTTGTAATCTTCAAAGTCTTCTACCGTGAATGGTACTTCACGATTGTTTTGATTGAGTTGTCGGACTGCTCGGACTATCTGCTCGTTTAGTTCTGATTCGTTCGGTGCGTACTCGCCGTCACCGAGGTAACCCCAGTAGGTTTCGCCTGTGTCTAGGTTCATGGTTGCACCGTCGGGGAACTTCTCTCGTTCGGTTTCAACATCGTGATACCACAGTTGGTTGTCCGCGTCGTAAGTCAGGATGTAGTGGTGGACTGTCGGCTGTTGTTTCATTGTGTTACCTCTTCTAATGTTTCTTCTTCGCACGACAACACATCGGACTCCGAATTGTTAAGGTGTTTCTTTTCGCTGTCGTACCCATTGTCTGCCCAGTTTTGATAAGCGTCGTCTTTGTCTTCGCCTTGCACCCAGTAGGTTGTGTACTCGGCGGTGTATACGGTTATCTTAAATGTTTTCATTGTCTTACCTTTCGTTTGGCTGTCCCGTTCATGTCATACTGACCTATCTCTACCCAGTTAGATGTGTCGGTGGACAGATATCCGTCTGCGTCTATCGTCTGCGGATACGCAACTGCGTATATCGTTCTTGGTTTGTGTCCGACTGAGTGGATGTTGATATCCCACTTGTCATTGAAACAGTAGAACTCATCCATCCCTTCGTATGCTTTGTCGTTGGCGACGAGCGCGTTGATGTAGCCTTGTGTGAAGGCTTGTAGTAACGCGAGTTCGCTGTCCGCTATTTTGATAGTTGGTGTGTCTTGCATTGCTCCTCTTTCCAGTTTAGGTATTTGATGTAGTTTGTGTCTAGGTCTGCTGGGTCTAGGTCGTTGAACCTGCACCAAGTTTCGTAAGACATTGTGCGTTGCTTCAATTTCATTGCGCTATCTCCCATACATTTATCTCATTGCTAATAGCATCTATGTTCATTCCATAATGTTTCAAGAGTAGGTGCGTAGCATTTACTACTGCCTCATCTTCGTTGTCTGCCATGACTGTTGAGGTCAGTGCAAAATAGTCACCAGTAAACTCAACATTCCATACGCTTTGAGTTGGTGAGGTCATTGTCACTCGCCTTCTTTTGGTGTGACTTGCAGTTCACGCTCTGACCAGCCGAGCACCTGTGCTTCGTCTTGCACCACGAGGTAGTCCATGCCACAGAACATTTGTTCTGCGCCGTAGGTTTCTATGGATAGTACGAGTGTGACCTCTATTAGTTTGACTGTCTCTAATGCTTTCATTGTGTTGTCCCTTCTGTTGTGTTTACTTTGTTACTTTGATATCGCTTGGTTCAAGCATGATGTCAATTACTTCCAACCCTGCGTACCTTCCCTCTGTGCTTATGAAGCCCACAAAGATGAAGTCTCCCTCATCATCTGAGCCAATCTCTGAGATAGTGCCAGTCCGCCCACAGTATGCGTGAAACTGATTGGTGATTATTACTTTGTCTCCTTCTTTCATTGCTTTCCCCTTTCGTAACTTGTAGATACAAGTGTATCACACTTAGTTGTCTTTGTCAAGTACAATCTTTGTGAAATATGTCACACCCTAAAACCCAATACCTGTACGCTTGTGAACAGATTCACAATGTTAGGCTTACCTAACACGAACACCTGTTCGCTTAACTCTTTCGTGCTGTCGGATGCTTCGCTTTGCTTCGCTCCCTTCGCACCTGCTTCCAACTACTAATCGCAAAAGGCGTAACCCATAACAGGCAAACCCCAACAAAAACAAGCACACTAAATACTTCATTCATCACCATTCACCCCCTCGCCTTCTCTTACTCGTTCATCATGGCATCGCTGACAAAAGTATGCGCCGTCTATCGGGTCACAGTAAACCTCGTAACGGTATTGGGCACAGTCGTAACACTTGCGTAGAACATTCAATGTAGATAGTCTCATCACGAAATCCGTATCTCAAACTCATCTTTATTTATATAGTGAAAAGTATCTGACGCATTACACATCGCCTGCTCTTCGTCTTCGGCTTCAACAAGAACCGTACAAATTGTCATAACCGAATGCTCCTCTTCCGCTTCGTCAGAATCGTTGGCTTCTACCGTGTTCTCGTAAGGGTTTATTTGTTGCGGATATGGTGCACCATTTTTACACAAGTTCCAAGCCACCAAACGCTCATCGTTTACTTCGCGCTCTGCTAGTTCCGCATCGTCATATTCAAAATCGCGTCCACGATATGCGCCGTCGTAGAATTCTTGTCTGATTATTTTGACTGCTTCTTCTTCTGACTTTGCATATATCTTTTCTAAATTCCATACCGATACGCTGTAGATACTCATTGCGCGGTCTCCTGTTCTGCTAGTTGTTTGTATTGTCTAACCTTGCAAGCGTGCTCAAGCCAGTACGCTTCAAGGCTGTCACCCCGATACGCTTTCGCGTTTCGTTCTGCTCGTTTCGCTTCTGCTTCGTATGCTTTTAGTATCGCTTTGATGTTCAGTTGTTTTGTGCGTGGCATTAGTAACTCCTAAATATGTAGTCGTTACCCATACCATCCGAGACTGTCCAGAAATCTCCGCCGAGTTCCCAGTCGCGTGCAACTGCGTCATAATCTATATAACTTTCAAGATGTTTCGGGACTTCGTTCGTTTCTAAAAAAGTTTCTTCAACATAATCTCTAAACGGCATACACCCGACATATGAGTCTTCAAAACTAGAGAACCTATCTCCCCAGTCGTCCTCGTTTAGTTTGCTTTGCTCTTCGTGTTGGTTGTATAGGTAATGGCGGAACGCTTCCATTGGGTCGCCTTCGCCGAAATAATGTTCTAGTAAATACTCTTCATATGTATATAGTTTTTCTGTTTCTTCTGTAGTTTCCATTGCTATTCCCCTTTGTTTGTTGTTGTTTGTTTATTGATTAATGTCTACAATTTCAAGCACCTGCACGGCGGTGCTCGCGTGCCAAGTCTCGCCTTCGCCTGCTATCGGTGTCACCTTGTAATCTAGATGCCCATATCTAGAGCGAGCGTCTAATATCGTGATTACGAACTTTAGTGCTGTCCCCGATACTGAGAGCAAGCCGTGTCTGCCTATGTTCTCCTTTAGTTCTTCTGCACTAGTCATCGCTCCCCGTTTCTTCCTCCTCTTTTGTTGTGTTAAGTATCGCGTCTACTATCTGCTCTTTGCTTGCGGTCATTGGTAGTGCAACCGTTGGCTGGTCAAAACCGATTCCCATTATGATTATCTGTCCCATTTTGTTTTCCCTTTCGTTATGTTGATATGTCTTACTGTATCACACTTAGTTGATGTTGTCAATCCTAATGAGTGTGTCATTTGTCACACTTCATTTGCCCGACATACTCGCCTACTTTGTAAGCGAGGTAAATAACCCCGACTAGTGCGAACATTACTATGCCCACAAAATTATCGTCTACTATCATCGCAAGCCTGCCCGAACATATGTTTTCACACAATGCTTGCAACGCCCGCCATCTACGCTACCCGCACCCCATATCTCGCCTTCAATATGTCGCCCGCATAACGCCTGCCATCTGCCATACCGCCCCTCTAATTGTTGCCCGTAGGCTATTAGGTGAGTGATAGTTGAGTCGCTGTGCGTCTCGGTTTCTATTGCATATAGATTACTCATTGCTTGCCCCTTTTCTGAATATGCTTTTGATTAGTTTGTTTAGTTCGTCGCGTTCGGCGTTATGCTTAGCGCACAATTCTTTCCATGCTTTGTTGTGTTCTGCTTGTATTGTTTCTGATTCTTCCGATTGACGCTTTTGCATTTCGCGCCATTGCTGTAGTGCTTTAGTTTCCTCTTCTGTATCGTCTAGCATATTTTCCCTTTCGTTGTTGTTGTTGTCTTTCGTCCCGTGTCCGAATTGAATCGGCACGCCCAAGGCGCACGGGGGGATGGTTCACCCGTAGATAACCTCACCGAGTAGCACCATCTGCACGATACTGTCAGCGTCCAGCGCGTCTAGGTCGCAATCTTCTGGCGGTAAAAGCCCCAGATAGACCCCTGACAACTTACTGAGCACCTCGGTGTTCATTCTTCCGTATTCGGGGATAGATTCTTGGCTGAATTCTCCCTTGCCAACTTTTGCCACAAATTCGGCAATAAGTTTCCCGTCAATTTTCAACGGGTTTTCGCTGTAGCCTGTCTCTGAATCTTCATCTAAACGGTAGACCGTCGCCGAGGCGTATGAAATTCTTTCGCCCAGTTCGTAGTCCCCATTTTCCGAGCCCCATGTCAGCCCGTCTTCTGATGTCACCCAACTAGCCATGCCACAGTATCCACCCTCGTATGCGGTGATGAGTACATCGGCTGAAAAGTTGAGCAGTTTCTGCTCTTCTATCATTCTTGCCCCTGTCTTTTGGTTGATGTTCTTCAGTCTTGCGACCTTGTGCCTAGTGTCGCTATGACGCGACTACCCCCGAGAGGCTAGGCGATATTTCAGTGACTATCTAACCCGCAAGCCTCTTCAAATTTCTCGCTATTGAATGCCATATTGTCATATGCGAGACACTCGCTAAATGAATAAATCATCTCGGCGAATTCCGCTTTTGCCGTTGCGCTTGCGTCTCTGTGTTTTTTAATCACCGAGGCAATTAGTTGATAATCTTTCCGTGTCATGCTTTCCCCTTTGTTTATATGGTTTATATCCTTACACCTACAATCGTAAGGGATATATACGGCAATGTCAACCACCAAACACCACTTTTCTTATGTGAACTACGTCACACACATGTAAGGCTAACCTAACTTTACATAACTATTTAAACTTGACACAACTTTACATAACTATTAGGCGACCTCATTTATTTTCTACTACGGCGCTAGGGTTATTTATTTTTGTGGTGAGATGGCTACTCTCAGTAGTTTTGTTTGTGTATTTGTGAAAAGGTTAGCAAGATACACAAGCGCACAAGCACAAAAGCACAAGAAAATCGGCGCGAACTAGGGCATGTGCCGCGAGACCCCACCCATATACATAGATATATGCGTTTTCAATATTCACACTCTAGAAAAAAACGGCAAAAAAAAGATGGGTTGTTGTGTCGGTTTTTGGTGGCGGGGGGTGTGGGTTTTTTGTGGGTTGGTTTGTGTTTTGTTGTGGGCAAGCCGCTTGCGGCGCGGCAGTGTTTTTTGGGTTGGTCGCCGAGATAGGTTTTTGCTTTCCCCCCACGTTTCACCCCTGAGGGTTGGTAGCCGTAAGCCAAAGTTTTAGCCGACACCATGTTTGAACTTGTACGTTGTTCACGCTGCTCCTTCACATGACATGAAGGTCTACCCCAGTTCCCTGGTGTTGATGCCCCGCACCTTGCAAGTGGTGTACAGCCGTGAAGATTACTGTTTGTTTGCCGTCTTCCCGACGGGTGTGTGTTGAAGTGTAGTTCACAGTTTTTTTGTTTGCAACTATCTTGTGATAATATTTTTTGGTGGGTACTCGCCGTAATGTTTCGTCTGCGGATAAAGCACGTTTCTTTCAGGCGATAGCAGCGGGTTCCAGTATTTTGGATGCTTCACGTATTTCTGGTATCCATGTGAACACTGGGTCGAGGTGGTTGAAGAATTCGAAAGCGGTGCAGGCTCGCCGTGAGGATGCCGAGTTTCATGCACGGAAACATTTACGTGACCAGGGTGGGATGCAAAGGTATGCTGATAATGATTTGGCTGAAGCAGCCGATTTACCACCAGCCGTACCGTTAGACAGATTGTGTGATGCGGCTAAACGCGGATTAGAAGATTTCGACTTTTTCAGAAAATACTATTTGGGTAGGGTTCCGTCACCGTGGCAAGTAGAAGCAGCAGTCACCCTAGTCGAGTTGTTAGAGGCTGAAGAAAAAGAATTTGTTGTGTTGAATGTGCCGCCAGGTGCAGGCAAATCAACCCTATTCCACGATGTGGCGGTGTGGGCAATAGTTCGCAACAGGGCTATCCGCGTGATGATTGGCTCCATTTCGCAGGCTATGGCTAAACAATACTCGCGGCGAATCAGAGAAACCCTTGAAAGACCAGCACCTATACAACCCGACCCAGAGTTAGTTAAGAAAGGGTTAGCGGTTAACGCCGAAGGATGTCTCTCAATCGACTACGGCAGATTCAAACCATCAGATAAAGGCGCCCTGTGGCGTGCAGATGAGTTCATTGTCGAACAATACGACGGCAACGGATTAGATAACAAAGAACCAACAGTCCGCGCATACGGTATCGACGCAGAATTCATCGGACACCGAGCAGACCTATGCCTATTTGATGACGTTGCATCCACCGAAAACTGTCGGGAGTCTGTTGCCCGCGACAAACTATTAGAAAGATGGGACTCGATGGCTGAAGCACGATGCGACCCAGGTGGTTTACTCGCAGTAATCGGACAAAGACTCGGCTCAGGCGACCTATACGCCCATTGTTTAGCAAAAGTAACATACGACGTCGACGAAGAAGACTACGATGGGTCAGATGTTACCTTGCCTGAACACATCGCAAATAAAGAACCCACCAAGTCATCGAAATATAAACACATTATTTATCAGGCATACTACCCAGATTTGGATACTGGTCCTGCGTCAAGAAAAGTCACCGCCCCCGCATACCCTAACGGACCTTTACTCGACCCTAAACGACTTTCATGGAAAGATTTATCTTATCTCCGATACAACTCCCCAGAAAAATTTAGAATAATCTACCAACAAGAAGACCTCGCCGACGAAACATATCTAATAGACCGCACATGGATAACAGGCGGAATCGGAGCAGACGGCGTACTCTACCAAGGATGCATAGATAACGAACGCCACCACGGAATCATCCCCCCAGGACTAGCCCCACCCGTAATCTCAATAGTTGCAGTAGACCCATCCCCAACCCAATTCTGGGCACTCATCTGGATACTTTACCAGCCGACAACAAACCTGTACTACGTCATAGATATCGAACGAGTGAAACTCACCGCCGAAGAACTCCTCGGATACAACACCACAACCAGCGAATACTCAGGAATAATGGAAGACTGGCAAAACAGGTCAATGCAACTCGGCTACCCGATATCACATTGGGTAGTAGAAATCAACGCAGCACAAAGATTCCTGTTAGCACACGACTTCGTACGCAAATGGCAGGCACTACACGGAGTGAACGTACTCCCGCACACCACCACCCGCAACAAACTCGACGAAAACATGGGCGTAGAAGCACTACTTCCGCCGCTGTTCCGTTCAGGTGCGGTACGTCTACCAACAATGCGTGCGAACTGGAAAACGTTAGCGGCAGCCGACGAACTAGCAAAATGGACCCGCGACAAAAAAAATGGTACAGACATCGTGATGGCATTATGGATGGCAGTACTCAACATCCCAAACCTCACCAACATGAAAATCCCACCACGACAATGGCGCCCCAGTTGGCTACTGAAATAGTGTATATTAGACGTAGTTGCAACTAAAAGAAAGCGTGCTGGATGAAAACCGCAGAAGAAATAGTATCGCTATACAAATCACGCCAAGAAACACAAGGACCTATCCTCGCGCAAATGCGCCGAGTCCGCGACCTCGCAAACGGTGACGTAATCGTACCACTTTCAGAACTAGACCGCAACGCCCGCACAAACGTAGCGAACCTACTAGTACAAGGATTAGACCAAACATCGATGCGAGTCGCATCAACAATGCCGATGCCATACTTCCCGCCAATCAAAGAAGGCAACGAACGCAGCAAAGACTACTCACGCACAAGACGCAAAGCAATGCTATCCATCTGGGACACAAACAAAATGGATATCAAAATGCGTCGCCGCGCACGCCACCTACTCGCCTACTCATCGGCACCAGTAATCATCAAACCAGACTTCAAAACACTCGTACCAAAATGGTCAGTACGAAACCCGTTAGACACCTATCCTGCAGTATCAGACGACCCAGATAACCTCATCCCAGACGACTGCATCTTCACCTACCTCAAACCATACAACTGGCTAGTAGCAAACTACGGCGACAAAGTAGTCGGCAAACTCCGCATGGGCAGAGTACGTTACGACACACAATTCACAATCCTCGAATATGTCGACGACCAAGAAATAGTTATCTGCGTTATGGGCGCAGAAAACAGCGCCGAATACACAATGGTTGAACGCCAAGGAATCGAAGTAATCGAACTAGAACGCATCCCGAACCGCACACAAATGCCTTTAGTAATCATCCCAAAAAGAATCTCGCTAGACATCCCACGCGGACAATTCGACGGCGTAATGGGAATGTACTACACACGTGCCCGACTACAAGCCCTCACAGAAATCGCTATCGAACGCGGCATCTTCCCAGACGAATACCTAGTAGCACGCCCAGGTGAAAACCCAGAAATTATCCAAATGGCAGAAGGCAAAACAGGACAGTTAGGTGTAGTCAAAGGCGGAGACATCCAACAGTTGCAAACAAACCCAGGCTACAAAACCGATGTCGCACTAGACAGACTCGAACGCCAAGAACGTTTGGAAGGCGCAATCCCAGCAGAGTTCGGCGGCGAATCAGGAACAAACATCCGCACAGGACGCAGAGGCGAATCAATCCTCTCAGCAACAGTCGACTTCCGTGTACAAGAAGCCCAAGCAATCTTCGCACAATCATTGATGGAAGAAGACAAAATTGCTATCGCAATTGAAAAAAACTATTGGGGCACAAAAGAAAAATCGTTCTTCATCGCAGGAAGAAACGGAATCGGAAAAGTAGATTATGTTCCAAACAAAGTTTGGGAAACAGACTTCCACTACGTCAACTACCCGTCATCAGGCGCAGACGTCAACGGACTCATCGTAGGATTAGGTCAACGCCTCGGCACAGGTCTCATGTCGAAAGAATCGGCAAGAGAAGCCGACCCGCTAATTACAGACCCAGAACTAGAAAAAGACCGCATCACAGCAGAATCAATGGAAGCCGCACTCCTGTCCAGCATCCAAGCACAAGCAGCAGACCCTAACGGACCATACCAACCAGAAGATTTAGCGTACCTAACAAAACTTACAGTAGAAGAAAACGTTCCACTCTACGAAGCAGTACGCCGAACAAACGAACGCGCACAAGAACGTCAAGCAACAGCAGTTCCAGCAGGTTCACCAGAAACACAACCAGGGTTAGCGACCCCAGGAATGGGTGCAGAAGCACCAGTCACAGGCGCACCAGCAGGAATCGAAGGACTACTAGCATCACTCGGCGGACCACAAGCAGGAGCGTCCGCACAACCAGGGACACCAGGTGGTGTACTTAGCCTCGCAGGGAGATTAGGTTAATGGCAAAACAATACCCAAACCGTTCCGATTTAAGGAACCCAACAAAAAAGTTGGCGGCAAAAGCAGCCCCAGGTCAAACCTACGGTGAAGCAAGAAAACAAATCTCAGCACAACAACAAGTACCGATGGCAGCATCACCACAACCAGTAGTTGCACCACCACAAACAGCAGTTGAACGACCACGCCCAGGACAATTCGGACCATTAGACAGACCGACAGAACGCCTAGACGAACCACTCACAGCAGGCGCACCATTCGGACCAGGAAGAATGACACAAGTTAGCGGCTATGCGGGCGTACGCAACAGCGACCCGATACTTGACGAACTCAGAGCACTATACGCAGCCTACCCAAGCGAAGAACTCGCAGATATGTTGGACTCATACTTACGTGAAGGATACTAATGGTAGGTGGACTCAGCGCATTCGACCCTGTTGACGAAGAAAATAACGACAAAGACGCACAAGCAAACATCGCTGCACAAAAAAAGATACAAGCAACAGTAACACCACAACAAGCAGCAAAAGTATCTGAACTTTATAAACAAAACGGATGGGTGTCGCCACGTGTCCTATTAGACATGGCGAAACAATCAGGGCTATCACAACAAGCAGTTGACGCCGTAGCAAAAATAGAAGCAACAAAACTCGCCACACAAAACGACCCAAACAAAGCAGACCCAAAAGGCTGGTTCGATAGAAACATTTACAGCAAAGTAAAATCGGCAACACGTTGGGGTTTCGCCGCACTACAACTCACCCCAGACCTGACACAAAACGTTGCGTCACAAATCTTTTCACCAAACGACCCGACAGGCACAGCAGGCGTTTTTGCTTCAACACAACTTGGCACAATGCTCTCAGGGCAAGACTCAGGAGAAGGATTCTTCTTCGGTGGGAAAGCCGCAGAAACACAAGCACAAAGAGCAAAAGACTTTCGTGGCACAATCAACAACCATGCGTGGACAATTGGGCGTGGCGCAGCAAACCTTGTGTTCACCCCAGGAACAAAAGAATACTCTCTACTATCAGGTTTCTTCGATGCTGCTGTAACCATCTACGCTGACCCAACCATCGTTGCAGGTCAAGCATTCAAAGCAGCAAAAACAGGTCAACAAGTAAAAGGATTAATTGGCACACGAGCAGTCAGCCAAAAAGTTGCAGACCAACTCGTTGCCCGAGGCATAGTAGAAACAGACAAAATTCCGTCACTCACACGCGAAGGCGCAGACGCAGCAGCACGAATCTCCCGCGGAGAAATCGGTTTAGATTCAGCCGAAGCAATCTCATTTAGAGAATCAGAATACTTTGCATGGTTCGACCGCAATAGCAAAGCGGTACGCCTCACACAACGTTTAGCAGACCACGCTGCCACCGCAACAAACAACATTGCCGACCGCGGACTAGACACAACTGAAGCAGCCATTGAAAGAGGCAAAGCCGCATACAAAATCATGTCAGATTTCCGTGGCAAAATTGACCCAGAAACAGCGCAACGTTTAGCCCAAGCAGACTCTCCACTAAAAATTAAAGCCATCATCGGTGAAGCCGCAGCACGACTATCAGCCAACCCAGAAGACGTACTTATCCCAAAACAAATCGGCGCAATCAAAGGCACACGCGCAACATTTGCCGCACGAGAACTTGCTCGCGAACGGGTTCCTGTATATCGCACGTTACGTAACAGCCGATGGTTCACAGAAATCCCAACAGAAAGAGCCATAGTTTACGGTTCGGGTTTAGATAAAACACGTTCAATTGAAACCTACGCAAACTATTTAAGAGGAATAAGAATCCACACCGAAGCCACAGAAACTTTTGACAACTTTATGGGCGAAGCAATGAACGTGTTTGGCGCAGAAAACGTTGCTACACGCAAAGAAGCAGGCGACCAACTCTACGCAAAATTCCTTGCAATCGTAACCGAACAAGCGGGCGGAGACAAAAGAATTGCATTAGAAGTAAAACGAATTCACGATGCGGAACTAGCCCGCATTAGAGCATTTGGCGCCGACGAACTGGGACAACTCGATGACGGCGGGATGTTACAACAGTTACGGCAATTCGGCATTGACGATAAAGAATTAAAAAGATTCAACCCAAATGATTTGAATGAATTACGTATGCAAGGACCAACAGCATTAGTTGAACTTGCAGAAAACATCCATGTGTTGCCCGACTACCGCAAACTTCGAGCATTAACAAGTAACCCGTTTCTAAAAAAAGCATTAAAAACCGATAAAATTTTACGCAATAAAAAAGGTGAACAAAGAACACTATTAGCCGTTGCAGAAGAACTTCAACAAGAAGTATGGAAACCGATGATTCTTGCTACGGGCGGATACGTCGTACGAAACATGATTGACTCTCATATCCGAATGGCAGCAAAAGGCTACCAAAACTTTTTCACGCACCCATTCCAATTCATCCAAACAGTTATGGGCAGCCGCTTTGTTGGACCATTAACAGGCGGAGAAGGTAAAGCATTAACATTTGAAACAGCACTAACAGATGATGTCAGCGGCGGGGTAAAAAAGGTATTAAAAGATTACCAAGATATTACCAATAAGTCGGTCTATCAACATCTACAAGACCCACTTACCGCTAATGAACGCATGATACGAGGAGAAAACTTTGCTTTCATTAGCCGTGGCAGCGACCCAGTTGCACACACTACAGGCTACATAGATAACTTAGGACAACTTCGTCAAGACACAATTATCAAAAAAATGGCGCAATTATCTACGCTTCCAACACAAGAACGCCAAGCAGCAATGGCTGTATGGTTTCAAACAACCGACGAAGGAAAAGAAGCCTATAAAACAGTTGTCGAATATTTTCGCAACGGCGTACGCATCGCAGACCAACGAACAGGTCAACCACAATTTATCCCAATAAGAAGCGTTTCTGAAACAGACCTTGTGACCGCATGGCTAGACAAACCATCACAAGCCAAATTAAACACCGTTGTCCGCGGCGACGAAGAACTACGTTTTGTAGTAGCACACGGTCGTGTACCCAAAATCGAATCGCTGCTTGACGAAAGAGGATTACCAACTTCACGTTTGACTGAAGATGCAAACGGTTTACCAACGGCTGATGTTCAATTTGTGCCACGCGAAGAAATTCCAGTAGACAACCTTGTAATGGCAGAACAAGGACAAAACAGAGTTGTAGGTGCTTTGGTTAAACTTGACAACGGTGACGACGCAATCATCACACGCATAACGCCAAGCCGAGTAGAAGACCCATTTAACCCAGGCACACTCATCCCTCGCGACATAGCGGAAGTACAAGCAGTAGCCCCAGGACAAGCGTTTACTACAAAAGAACAAGACCCAGGATTGTTCGGCAGCGACGCACTTCGAGAATTTATCGACCTTAAAGGCAATCAAAAAAAACTAGCACCAAGTGTCAAAGTTGCTAACCGTGTGACATCAGGCAAATCACCAAAACTTGACAACATTACAAAAGCAATGGACACAGGCGTCAAATGGTTCTTCAACGGGCTAGTAGGTAAAGCCACACAAAAACTTGAACGCTCACCGCTTTACCGTCAAGCGTTCTATCGAACAGTCGCGGACAACGCCAATTTGTTGTCACCTGCAGAACAACAAACTTTGAAAGCAAACATCGCCAAATATGTTAAATCGTTAAACGATGACCTTGCCGAAGAAGGTAAACGGGAAATTATGTCAGTAGAAAAATATGTTGGCAACAAAGAAATCTACAATCGTATATTTGGAAAAGCAGCCACAGGTGACGGCACAGTCGCCCAACTAGAACAATTCGCTGGAGCGATGGCAAGACAAGAACTACAAGAAACTCTTTACAACGCCCAGAAAAAAGGCAACCTAGAAGATATGTTCCGAGTAGTAGCACCATTCGCTACAGCATTTAGAGAAACACTCGGACAATACACGTCATACCTCATCGAAGACCCATCACGAATCCGCAAAACACAACTCGCATTCAACGCAGCAAACTACGACTCAGACAACCCAGACAACGCCCTGTCGGGATGGTTTGCTAAAGACCCTGTAAACGGCACAAACGTATTTAATTTTCCTGTCGGCGGATGGGCAGGAGCAATACTTCAATTCCCAATTAAAGGCGCATTCCAAGTATTAAACCTTCCAGGCGCAGGTCCAGTCCTACAAATCGCCGCATCAAACGTACTCCCAGACACCCCTGAACTAGAATTCGTACGCAAAATGATTCTCCCATACGGAGAAAAAGGTTTATCATCACTCGCACCACAATGGGCGACACGTGGCATAGAAGCCATCAGAGGTGACACCGCCAACCTCGGCACAATCTACGCAAACACCTACGCAGAAGTAGTCCGCCACAAAATTCAAAGCGGAAGTTACAACACCAAAGACGCCAACGATATGGCAAAACTGTACGCCGATGCACGCCGCAAAGCACAAGTCCTCGCAGGAATGCGTGCCTTATTCCAATTCACAGGACCAGCCTCACCACAAATCGATTTCCGTTTAGAAACCGACGGCGGCGACATCATCGCATCATCACTTTCGCAAGAGTTCTACAAAATGAAATTAAAAAATCCAGACACAGTTGTATCAGACTTCATCGACAAATTCGGTGAAGACGCATTCATATACATGGGTCACAAAACTGAGCCAACAACCAGCGGCATTGAACCAACCAAAGTGTTCTCCGATTGGGCTAAAGACAACGACGATTTGATGGCACAATACAAAGGCATCGCAGGATACTTCGCCCCTGGCGGCGACTCGTTCAGTTTCGAAGCATTCAACCGCCAAATCCAAAAAGGTGAACGACGCCGATTAACAGCAGAAGAAACGGTTGCAGCAGCCCAATACAAAATTGCTTCATCCATCTACCGTGAAAAACGCAACCAAATGGGCGACACCCTAAACCAAGAACAACGAGACTGGCTTGCTCAATGGCGCACATTCCTCAACAAAGAATACCCAGGGTTCCCAATCAAAGCCGACTTCAACCCAGGCGAATTCCCTAACTTCATCAACAATTTGCGTACAGCCGTAACCGACAACCGTTTAGCAGACAATGATGTGGCGAACGCAGTCAAACAATATTTGGATGCCCGCGACCAAGCATTAGAAAATGCTGCAGCAGCAGGGTTCTCAAGTTTCCAATCACCAAAAACACAACCTTTAAAGGATTGGTTGGCTAGTATTGCAGCAGCACTTGTACAGCAAACCCCAGAATTTGCAAGAATTTATGAAGATAAACTTGCAGCAGAGGTAGATTAATGTCATTCACAGAACCAACAGACCCAAACGCGACGACAACCCCACCATCCTCGACCGCCCCAGTTATTGCCCCAAAAGTCGGTGGCGGATTAGCACCTGACGTACAACTACAACCACGTAACGTATTCGTTACAGCACCACAATTATCTGGTTTAAAACAACAAGATATTTTAGGTGGCACAGTTTCTGACTCAGGCGACGCAGCCACACGCCAACGACGAGGATTCGATGTTTCTTTTGTAGGTCAAAAACTAGTAGGTAAAAACAACACTATTGAACGCGACCTATATGACCCCGACAAAGAAGCAGTAAGCGAACTGTCTAGAATGACCGCGGCGCAACGCGCAGATTTCCAAAACAAACTATCCGCACGAGGACTATACGGTAAAAACGGTAGACCGCAAGGCGGAACAGGATTTGATTCCACAGACATATCTGTGATGAGAGAGTTTCTAAACTACGCCAACTCGCAAGGTCGAACAATAGAAGCCGTTCTACCACAATTCCTAACAGAAATCCAACCATCTGTGGGTATGGGCAAAGTTATTCGCACCACCGCCAAACAGGACATTCGTTCAGTATTTCAAGACACAACACAAAAAATATTGGGGCGCAACGTGTCTGCTGCCGAAATCGAAAAGTTTGTTAGAGCGTATGAGCGTATGGAGATATCGGAAGCAACTGGCGGTGTTCGCGCACCTAACATTAATGTTGCAGCCGAACAACAAGTACAGCAACAGTTCGGTCCAGAAGCCGAAGCGGTTCAGGCTTTAGGATTTTTGGACATTCTTGATAAAAAGATTAAAGGACTTGCATAATGGCTGACGAACTCAATAAATTTGAAACGTTTAAAACATTAAACGACTATGAACAAAATTTAAAATCTGCAGAAAAAATCAAAAAAGATTTAGATGCAGATATTCAAACACTTAATGACGCTTTAAGTAAAAACATTACTTCGTTTACATTTAAAGGGAAAAAATACACTCCGTCTTCTTTGCGTGATTTGGTTGTCACACTAGAAGGAAACAAAGAACAGGCACAAAACAATGTCGAAATAGCAAATAACCGTTTTAAAGAAGCAAAGAACGATAATACCCGTGCGCTTAAAGCAGTAGATAGTAAATTAAAACAAGCAGAAAAAAATCTTGAATTGGCTAAGTTCCAATTTCAACAAGGTTCTATCGACGAGACTGCTCGAAGTCAGGCGTTTGCTGAAGTTGAAAAAGTTCTTGCTGACAAAAAACGGATAACAGAAAACAAAGAATTAGCGTTTGTAGCAGCGGGTGCCCCTGGTTCTCCTGCTACATATGCTTTTCAATCCGATATTGGCGCACCGACTCAAGTTGCGGCTACAAAACCGCAACCACTAACACGTGAACAACGCGGTGAAATTGCTCAACCCATGGTTGTTGCTGGCACCAAAACAACAACAGAAGAAACTAAACCAGATGTGTCTACCACGGGAGTTGTAACTACTACTCCAGTAATTGATGTAGCCAAACAAAAAACATTTGTCACCGAACAACTCGCTGCCCGTGGTTTAGAAAACACACCAGCAAACCGAGAAATGTTACGCAAAGAATATAAAACAACAGCCGCTACAGGCATCACAGAACAACCAGCGGCAATTAGCACAGCATGGGAAACAACATTCCGAGAACAATTCCCAGCAAAAACATGGCTGCTAGACCTCGACCGCACTAAATACCCACAACTATTTGAAACATTAAATAAAGCCGTTGCACAAAAATACAGCAACGAAAGGTTTGCCGAAGAAGTATCTGCTACAGATTTCTACAAAGAACTATCAACATCAAAACAACTAAAAACTATTCAATCCCTCGTCGGCACACTAGGTTTTCAAGGCACCGACTTCCTCAAATTCGTATCAGATTCCATCAACTTCGGATATCAAGGTGACATCCTAAAACAAAAAGTTTACAGCGAAGTATTCAAAAAAGACGAATCAGGCAACTACGTCAACCCGACAGCCCTGGCTCGCACCCAAAAATCTGCAGAATACATCAGCACACAAAACATCGCCAAAGCATTCTTCAACCGAAACCCAGCAGACTCCGACATCGAAAAAGTTTTAACAGGTCAAATGCTCACATCTGACTACGAACGCCAACAAAGAGAGTTCGCCAAAACACGCTACGGACATCTATCAAACCTACTAGACCAAGGCATGACATTAGAAAGCATCGCATCCGCATACCAAACCACAGCATCAAGACTCCTGGAACGCAACATCAATGACATCGATATGTCCACAGGCGCATTTGAACAGGCTGTATCGTTCGGCGAAGAAGGCAAAAAGCGTTTGATGACAAACAGCGAATGGGAAAAACTATTACGCTCCGACCCACAGTACGGTTGGGAAAGAACCAGCAGCGCTAAAGATGAAGCACGGGCTTTGTCGGCTAATATTGCCCAAGCGTTCGGAAAGATTATCTAATGTCAATGACACCAGAAAACCTACAAGCCCTATCTGAAGCACGTGGTCGCCCCGTCACGGCACCTACCCGCGATTTTACTGCCGAAATCGCTGCTGCTTACGCACCAAAAGAAGCGGCTTACGGTCTAGGCAGACAACCTGTTAGAGAAATAGAAACAGAAAATCAAGTACCAGTCAGACCAACTAGTCGTGCAATCTCATTTTTGCCACCAGGCGACGGTGAAACAGCCACAACAATCCTCACCAACACCCTCAAATTTTATGGGCTAGACGACCCAGAACTAGTCAACGAAATCCGTGCAGCGCTCGCAAACCGCACCATCACAGGCTCATCAAGCATCGACGAAATCGGTATTCAACTACGAGAATCACCAGCATTCAAACGGCGATTCGTAGCAAACGAACAACGCCGAGCAGCAGGCAAACCCGTCTACTCTGTGAGCCAACTACTCCAACTTGAATCCCAATATCGCAGAAACTTGCGTGACTCAGGAATGCCAGCAGGATTCTACGACGACCCGACATCACTAACAAACTTCATTGTCAACGATGTCTCCCCAGACGAAATCCTGGCACGAGTAACACAGGGCTATCAGGCTGTACGCAACGCTGACCCAACCGTAGTCAACGAACTAAAAACGCTATACAACCTCGATGACGGCTCAATCGCAGCGTTCTTCCTAGACCCACAGAAAGCCCAAGACAACATCCTGCGTGCCGCCAGAGCCGCTGAGGTTGCCGCACAAGCCCGCAAACAGGCAGGCATAGCCTTAACAGCCACATCCGCCGAACAACTAGTCCGCCAAGGTGTAAGCGAAGCCCAAGCAGAAGCAGGGTTCACCACCCTCAGACAAGAAGAAAGCCTATATAGACCATTGATGGGCGAAGAAGGCATCACCCAAGAAGAAGCCATCGCAGGCACACTCGGCACAAGCGCACAAGCAGCCCAACGAATAGGCACACGCAAACGACGACGCAAAGGCACATTCGAAGCAGGCGGCAAAGTCAGCCTACAAACAATCGAATAACGAAATAGTTGACAACACCATAAACGGTCACTACTATTAAACTTGATACGTTAAGTAGGAACCTACACAGGAATCCCCCAAACTGTGTGGAGCAATTCGGGGTGACAAATCAATAGCAGCCATCACAACCCTCCGTTGCGATGTGGGCAGAAACAGGAGCGTGCCATATGTCAGAGTTTGACAACTACGACAGCGAAGACCAGATAGAAGAATCCGAAACCCGAAACCCAGTTAGGGCAAGGATGAAGCAATTGGAAAAGGAAACCGCAGATTTGCGAAAGCAAGTAGCGGAAGCCGAGTCAGCGAAACGAGAGTTAGCATTCGTTAAAGCAGGTTTAGACCCGCTTCAACCGATGACAAAATATTTCGTTAAAGCATACGATGGCGACCTAACCCCAGATGCGATTCGTCAGGCTGCTGTAGAGGCGCAATTGATTAGTCCACCCCAGAACCAACCATCTGCGGATGAGATGCAGGCATGGCAGCGTACCAACAAGGTCGCCGCTGGAAGCCAAACATCTCAACCACCAGTTGATTGGGCACGAAGGTTGAACGAAGCAACTTCGCCACGAGAAGTAGAACAAATTTTGTCTGAGGCACGGGCAGCACAAGAAAACTAATATCCCCCTCAAAACAAAAGGAATAAATAATCATGGCAGGCGAAACACAACTCTCGTCTCTCTCGGTAGACCAGGTAGCATTCGACCGTCTTGCGTACTTCGCATTACGTTCAGAACTCTTGTTCGACCAAGCAGCAGACGTACAACCAGTACAACAGGCAATGCCTGGAACTGGCGTCACATTCACCATCTTCGCAGACATTTCGGCAGCGACATCAACGCTGAACGAAGTAACTGACGTAACACCAGTAGCGCTCTCAGACAGCCAGGTAACTGTAACTCTGAACGAATACGGTAACGCAGTTGTAACCACAGCGAAGTTGCGCGGAACAGCATTCACAGATGTTGATTCAGCAGCAGCAAACATCATCGGATACAACGCAGGCGATTCAATCGACCAAGTTATCCGTGAAGTTCTTGCCGCAGGAACCAACGTCATTTACGCCACAGGTGGCACAACAACCCCAACCAGCCGAGAATCAATCTCAACAGATGACATTCTTCACGCTGACGATGTTCGCAGAGTTGTTGCACAACTTCGTGGAGCAAACGTAGCAACCTTTAACGGTTCTTACATGGGCTACATCCACCCAGACGTGTCGTACGATTTCCGTTCGAACACAGACGTATCAGCATGGCGCACACCAGCGAACTACGTAAACCCAGAAGGTATCTACAATGGCGAAATCGGCTTGTTTGAGTCGGTACGTTTCATTGAGACACCACGAGCCAAAGTGTTCGCAAACGCTTCAAACGGAACCAGCACAACTGGTACGATTGATGCCTACTGCACACACGTAATGGGTCGTCAGGCTCTTGCTAAGGCTTACGCAACACAAGACGGTAACGGCGCTGTACCAAAAATCGTTCGCGGTAACGTGACCGACGTTTTGATGCGCTTGCAACCAGTCGGTTGGTACTGGCTTGGTGGCTACGGTCGCTTCCGCGAGGCTTCGCTTCGTCGAATCGAATCGTCATCGTCAATCGGTGCAAACTAACGTCTAGTAAAATCAGACATTGCTTTAGCCCCCTGCTTCGGCGGGGGGCTTTTGCTTTTGCTATACTCGTCACGTTGAAAGGTTTATATGTCTATCTCTAACTACGCAGAACTAAAAATTCTTGAACACACCACAGGTAAAACCGCGTGGACTATGCCAACAAATGTGTACGTAAAACTTCACATAGGCGACCCTGGTGAGGCTGCGACATCTAACGCTGCTGGAGAAACAACACGTAAAGAAGCATCATGGGCTTCCGCGGCATCTGGTTCTATTGCGACATCTGCAACTCTTGAATGGACTAACGTTGCTTCAACAGAAACACTTACTCATTGGTCTTTGTGGGATGCTTCAACTGCGGGTAACGCTTTGTGGACTGGTGCTTTGTCGTCGTCTGCGGCGGTTACTGCTGGTGACACGTTCCAAATCACTACACTAACCCTGTCCCTAGATTAAACATAGGGGATAACCCCTTATGGCTTCAGCAGTAACAGGTTTTAAAGAACCGTTTGTAGACACAAGCCCGTTTTATCGGCAAACATATTTTCGTACAGTACAACGCACCGCTGTCGGGTCAGGTGGTGGTACATCTGAAGTGGCGCACGGTGCAGCACAAATACGTCTCGGTCAGTTAACCGATTTTAGTTTTCCGTATCTTACGGGCGGACGTTTCTATCTTGGTGTTCGTGCGGTTCTTACTGTTACTGCTACAGCATCAGGTTTAGGTACTGCTTCTTCTTCGATAAACATTGTTAGGTTCAGAACTGCGACAGGTGGTGGTACTGGTAGTGCTACTGCGGTAGGAATTGCGGTCGGGGTTAGAACTGCTACGGGTTCTGGTGTTGGCACAATGGATTCAACGGGGTTGCATATTGCGCCGCGCACCGCTACTGGTTCTGGTGATGGGACTGGTACGGCGTCAACAAATCCAATTAAAGCACGTCTCGGTACGGGTCCCGCTGTTGGCTCAGGTACTGCAATCGATTTGGTTATCAACATCCGTACCGCAACAGGTTCAGGTGCGGGGACAGAAACAGGTAACTGGCTGCTGGTATCTATTCGCACAGCAACAGGCGCAGGTACAGGAACACAAACTGGTGTTGGGGCACGCATTGAACGACGCACAGCCACAGGTGCAGGCACAAGCGCACAAACAGCCGACTGGGTTAAATCCCACATCTTCCGTGTCGGCATCACAAGCGACTACTCGTTCGCTGCACGCTACCCAGAAACCGATTCAGATAGGCTATTCGCCCACACCCCACAAGGGATACGTGCATACAACCTGTATAAACTCACAAACAACACATACCAGATAACAGACCCACGCAGACCAGAACTAATATCAAAAGTGTATTACGGTGGACACGACATCTTCTTAGACGACACAGAAGTAGCAGAACTAACAGCAGCAGGATTCGGAGCAAACATCACATAATGGCAACATTCAGCCCACCAACAGACAACTTTGTATCACCTGTGATAGCAGGCGAATTCATGAACGGACAATACTTGGCAGCCACAGAACGGTTAGCGAACCAATGGGGTAAACATGTGGCGTTAAGCCCACGTGGACGCAACGTGTTCCTGTTAACAGATACAACCATCACCGAAAACCAGCCATCAGATGCGACAAGGATTTCTAAAATATATTATGGTGGACATCAAACAGAAGTCACAGCAGAAGAAGTAACAGCGTTAACAGCCGCAGGATACGGGAGTTACATCACGTGAAACATAGGGAAACACATCCCAACTTGGATGTCGAAGGGTGCTTCGGATGCAGGGTAGCGGGAATCAGAATGGCAACAAACAGCACCACCTCACGTGGCTCTAAAGTCGCGGAACATAACACAACTGAACAAGGTTGGAAAAAAGATATGCCCGCATACAAACGGTTACGTGCTAACGGTCTGCAACCTAAACGTGTGGATGGTGCAGCGGAAGTAGAAAGGCGAGCACAAGAACCATGGCAAGTGGAGACAGGCATT